CCGCTAATTGATAATTCCTTGCCACCTTTCCCAGTATGTTCTAGTGAAGCGCGAGCAACGTAGCCACGGGTACGCTCGAGCAACCAAGCGGAACCCTGCCAGCCGTTGCCGCATTGTCTTACAACAGAAGTCAGCTCAAGTTCGCCTTCTAATCTTGCTTTTTCTAATAAATCGGCAAAGTCAGGATTGCGCTTTAGGAAGTCATGCCAGCGTCCAGCATTACCAGAAGGGAAACCGCATAGTATAGCTACACGCTCTAACGGGATACCAAGTCTAGCTGCTTCAATAGCTTTTTTTTGATCGGCCTCTGAAACAGGAATTCGAGGCCTTCCAACCTTCCCTTTTTGCCTTGTCTCAATCACTTCCCCGCCCCCTTGGACTTCCTTTGTCTTATCCCTAGCCATAACTGGCAGCTTGCCCCTGAAAAAGGCCACTTCGCCACTTTTTTCCGTTTTCTGTTGTCTACCGTAGAAAACCATTGTAAACCGTCGAAACCCTGAGAAAACCTCAGGAAAACGAAACATGAAACAACAACGAAACACGCTCGGGAAGGCGCTGGCCTTCCTGATTCTCAACGCAATCCTTGTCCCCATCGTCTGGCTTCTGGCCGACGCGATCATGGGAGGTGCAATGTGAAAGAGTCCATTACGCTCCTGTCTGTTTTCTGTTCTAGTGGTTATTCCAAGGGAACGGGACGGTACATTTACTCCAATTACCATTCCCCCAGAACTGCCAATGGACAGAGTCTTACCAATCCCCTGTTCATTGATAATTCAACCATTGCCCCTGTTCGGGGCTTTCCTATTCCTGCGAAACACACATTGCTGGCCCAGTTGTTGAAATCAAACACTCCTATTCCTTCCCGTCACACTTATTCATTCAATGTCCCAGAGTATGTACAAGGATTGAGGGCTGGAAAACATGTCAGACCTAAACCTGCCAGTGCTATTGAGAAGGCCAAAAAAACAATGCCCCTTGGCAGTCTGTTAGGTGTTGAAATAGAACATTATCCCACACGCTGGTCTGATTTACCGTCTGGTAGTCTTGGTAACTATACTCACGACGGTAGTTTAGGAACAGGGGGAATAGAACTTAGGCGTTTGACTTGGGTAGGCCAGAATGGACGCATTAATGGTATTCTGTCATTGAAGCCGCTGTTGGAAGGTGCCCACATTACCCAGAAGTGCGGTTTACATGTACATGTAGACATTAGACATTTACCCACTATCGAAAACCAGAGTTCAACACAACACACTGTTGGTGAAACATACGATAGACTCTGTTCACTCTATCCCATCATCAAAAAGCTTGTTCCTAAATCGCGCCTTACTTCTACTTACTGCCGATGGGCAAACAACAGGAGTGGCTCTGACTCATTCCGATACAATAGCCAAGGCAACAGGTACTCGGCTTTGAATTATGACAGCGTAAGTGAACACGGGACAATCGAATGGCGCATGCAAGGTGGGTCCACTAATGTGGTTAAGATCGAGTCTTGGGCCTTACTCTGTCAGTTCCTGACTCGGTGGGCCAGCATCAGGGGAAACAGCATGCCCCGCAACTGGGACCAATTCCTAGCTATCTTGCCGCAATGGTTGGCCTCTTGGTGCGTGTTGCGGCGGGAGCGACTGTACGGGGATCTTGGACCAGTGGACGAACGTGTATCGTCCGCAGTTAGTCAGACCGAATAACCAGCAACCAACAACAACAACAGAACAACGAAACATTATGTGTAAACTCTTCATTGCCACTGGCAGTCTTACAAGGCAACAGACTCTTAAGCTAATTGAAAAGGCAGCTTCGATATTTAGTAGAACACAAAAGGACGGTTTCGGATTTATTGCCTATGGCAACGGGGCCATTGCAACAGGCCATTATTTAGAGCCTTCTAATTATCCCGGATTCAATGTCTCACTTCCCGAGTGGGTAGAGTCCAACAGGATTGAGACAGGGGCCATTCCTAGCAATGTGACAGCTCTTGTATGTCATGGTAGAACAGCCACTTCCCGTGTCATGCTGGCTAATGTACATCCGTTTATTAGCAAGGACACTGCCTTGTGTCATAATGGCGTGTTGTCATGGATTGGCAGTGGACCAGAACCCAAGGCCCAGAACTATTGTGACAGTGAACAGTTCCTAAATTGGTTCAACAGCATTAAAGCCCCGTTCAACAACACCAAGGCAAGCTGGTCTGGTTACGGCGTGTTTGGAATTATCAACAAAAGGAAGAAAACCCTGACAGTGGCCAAGTGTGGTAGTGGCAAGCTAGCATATTGTTCAAACGACAACGGGACACACTTGTGGTCCACTGAGAACCATGACTTGGAAGTGTTGGCCAAGGTATTGTCAGATAGCGCAACCAAGCCCCTCGTGATGCGTTCAAACACTGTTTGCCAATTCAACATTAGTGGCAAGGCTCCCCGTCTGTTGTCTGTTGATAATTGGGAAGGTTTTGGTTCTGTTGCTACCAAGTCAGCAGACTGGTTCCGTTCAATGGGTACAACGCCAACAACGCCAACAGGCGCAAGGCCACTGACATACAAGCGCGACTCTTGGCCAATGGCTAATGACTCATTCCCAGACTGGGAACCAACAGAGACTCTGGGGGCCACTAAGTGAAGCCCCTGTTGCGTGTTCTGGGATACCTTGCCTTGTGTTTGCTGTTCACTCTGTTGCTAATCCTGTCAGCACTGGCTGGAAACGGTAAACCATAGCAAGTCCCGCCAAGCCCCGTCCCGCCAAGCCCCTAGGAATCCCCTAGGGGCCTTTTGTTTGCCCCGTCCGCTACCCATACCCTGCCGTCAAATAAAAACCCGTCCTTGCCCCCTTTCCGATTGACTACGGGGCCTTCCATTCCTGCCTTCCCTTCCCGGAGTCCTTTCCCTTCCGCTTTCCTTCCGCTTTCCTTCCCCTGTTCTGTCATTAGTGGGCCACTTGCCCCCCCCTGCCCCGTTTAACACTTTGCCCCTTCCCGTCCCTTCCCGGATTTATCACAAAGCCCCCCCAGGTACCAATAGGACATCGAATGTCCTACCCCAGGTTATTTGCATAGCACTCCAAGGTAAGACATCCCATGTCCCACCCTGTTACATCCCCTGCGACCTCTCTGGTATCATCCCGAAATCTGTTTCGGGATCATGCGGTATCATGGTGCGGTATTCGGGATTCTCCATACGCCATACGGAATTCGGAATTCGGAAATCCAGAATCGGAAATCGGGAAATCCGGAATCATGGTGCGGTCGAGTAGGCCAATCCAAGCAGTCCTGTTCTAAGCGACGATACCCCCATTCCGCTCCCCACACACCATCCAGCAATCAAACGCGATCCTAGGGCCATTTCCGCTCCAGCAATCCACATCCTCCATCCTCCATCCAACCCGATACTTCGCAATCAGTGGGAGGGTTTCGAAAAACCGCAGCCGCAGCGGGGGGCGTCAGTCCCCCAGAGCGTCGCGGCGTTTGCGGTTTTTAACTCCCTTATTAGAGGGAGTGTAAGTCTCCCTCTAAGGGAGAGTAGCAGGGGGGATGCTAACTTTGTGGGGTGGGATGCAAAATCAACATTCCTTTACATTGACGCGGAAGCCTACACGATGCATTCTGTTCTTGCTATGAGTTATCTCGACAATGGTTCCACGCTTCGGTCGATGTTCCGACTGATGCCCCCGCAACGCCACGATGCCGACCCGGACAAGTCCGAGGTACTGGCCTACATCCGAAAGAATCTTGCCTGTGAGTTGGGTCGGGCGATCCGGGCTTTCAATTCCATGAGGAACAAGAAGTCCCAGGTCATAGTTTATGACATGGTTCATAGGCAGTGGCGTGGTTGTGACTGGGTTCCACCGGAGGATGAGGATCGGGTGTCGTTGCTCTTGAGGATGGTCAATGACCTGAAGCGTGATGTTGCGTATCTGAAGACCTCGGTGAAGAAGCATGAACGACTCATTGGCCAACTCGAAAGGAAGCGTTCGAGCAAGCGCGGTGGGGATGAGGAGCCTGAGCCGGAGCCTGAACCCGACATTGATCCCGAGGTCATGGAGGCAGAGAAAAGGGCCTCTGAAGCCCGCAAGGCTATGCAGAAGGCCCGTGCTATAATTGAGGACGAGAAGTGGAGGGATTCTATGCTCGCCGCCCTCGCTGAGGGCGATACGGCTTCTTCTCCTTCAGTTCCGCCCCAGTGAACGCGAATGGGTTGCACTCTTCCCACTGAATCCCGGTGGCTGAGTGCTGTACGTTGAGGATGGGGGATTCGAGTCCAAGCCTTGATCCCCGCTTGCAGAAGGCGAGCTGAAACCTTCTAGGCTTGAATTGGCCTACTTCATGGAGAACCGCTATCTCCCGCGCCCAGTTGGCGAGTTCGGAGGAGCCGAATCCGGCGTGGGCGAGTTCCATAGTGGTGAGTGGTTCTCCGTTCTCTTTGCGCTGAGGCTTAGAGACATGATGCATCCAGATCCAAGCGACCTTGGTCTCGTGCAGGATGGGTTGGAGCTTGTTGCGGAGGAACACGCTTACCTCGGACTGATCACTGAGATCTCCGCCGAAGTAGGAGAACAGGGGGTCTGCCACTATGAGATCCAGCTTGGATCGGTGGATGAAGCGTCGGGCGTAGGCGAGGAACTGTTCACCGGTACGAACTGTCTCGGTGCGGAACTCTAGGTTGGTGTTGAGGTGGCGCATCTGATCTCCGGTGAGGCGCATGGTATGTGTCACCCCTCGGAACGCTTCCGCGAGATCGCCCTTGTCGTTCTCTGCTTGGATGACTCCGATCTTCAATGGCTTCACCGGTTTGATGCCGAAGAAGTCGATACCGAGGCACCACCTGATGATGATCTGCATCATCAGTGATGACTTCCCAATGCCGGTGCCACCGGATATGATCATGGAGGAGCCGCGAGTGAGCCATCGATTGCCTATCAGGTTGTCGGGATCTTTCTTTGGATCAAAGTCCATGAGGTCTTTGACCGTGACGATGGTGGACTGGTCCTCATCGGTCTCCCGGTTGGTGAGCCAATCTTCCCATGATCGGGCACCCAGGTTGTTGGCCAACAGCTTCTGCTTCTGATCTCCGCGCCATGCTCCGGGGAGCCGGGAGAAGCGCGATGGATTCTTGTTCTTGGGATCGACGCCGGGGATGCTGCTGTAGATCAGATCCCTGCGGGCATCCCACTCCTTGCGATTGGGGGCATCCACCCGGACCCATGCGTGGATCGACTTGCCACCGGAATCGATGAGTACGCTGATGGGTAGGCCAGAGGAGCGGAGGAGCTGTTCCTGCTCGGCCTTGGGCTTGTCATCGAACTCCACCAGGACATGACGGTACGCGCTCACATCATTGTCCGATCCGCTGTAGAGGCTGGGCCGGAAGGGGTTGATGCGGACGAACACCCCATCGGTGCGGTCGCTGCGGAACAGGATGGATTCGGGGTCATCGAAGCGGGCGATCCAATCCTCGATGGGCAGGAAAGACCCGGAGGTCATTGGCTTTCCGTCCTCGACCTGTTCGCAGATGCAGACCACCTCCGTGGGTGCGAAGGCGGACTGGAGGAAGCGTTGGAACTCCGAGGCTCCGGGGGCTGGTGGAACCGTGGGAGTAGGCCGCTTGAAGGTCACACGCGAGAGGTCCATGCCCGCGCTGGTGCTTTGGATCAAGTGGCCAGCTGGTTTGTCGTGGCTCCGGGAGGATGCTTCACGGAGTTTGTGGGCCAGATCCTTGTCGGACCATGGTGGCTGGCAGGATAGGTTCCATTCGGACAACAGGGTCATTGCGTCCCCGTAGCCTAGCTGGAAGCCGTGTACAAGGCCCACGGCGGCGGTGTAGGTGGTTGAATGGCCGTTCTGTCCTGAGACGGCTGGCGGTACTTTGGCAAGCCAAAGAGCCGCTCGTTCGAGCGTTGTCATGTCGTTGATTCGTTGCTGAGTTGGACTGCGGAGGCTATGGCCTGCTTGTTATTACGAACTTGGAGTGGAATTCAGATTCGAGGCGAACGTATA